CCGGCGAGTTTCTTTAGTTCGAGATTCATCTGGCGGAATTTCGGGCGCGTCGGCGTGAGCGAGTCACCCTCACCGATCCAGTAGCCCTGCACACCGCCCCAGCGCGAGCCGGTCGCACGGCTGTCATCCTTCAGCGCATTGATCTTGATGCCGTTGGATCGCGCCGAGATCGGAATGCGACGAACCTTGTTGCCGAGCTTGGCGATCTCGAACGTACGCCGCAGAAGGCCGTCCGCGACATCCTTTTCAACCAGGAAGCCGCCGTCGGACGGAACGGATTCATTCGAGCCGAGTGAAGCCTCGATCAGATTTTCGTCGAGCCCGCGCCCCAACGCCGCGCGGCGGGTCGCCATCAGCATGTCGCCGAAGGCTGCGGACTGTGCGGCGCTCAGCGCATGGCCCGGAGCGACGATGTGCGCCGACGCCGGCAGATTGCGATATTTGGCAAAGAACCCCTGCACCACATTGTCCACATCGAGTCCTTCGGACTCCTGCGTACCCTGAGCCTTCTCGCCACGAAGCTTTTGCATCCGCTCGGCGTTCGCGATGTCCTTGTCGAGCGCTTCGACTTCGGCTGCCGCCGCGTCAAAATCCGTCTGACGCGTTTCGGATTCGGAGACAAGCGCGGCTTCCATCTTGTCATAGGCCGTCGCGCGCTTTTGGCGAAGGCTCACGATATCGAGTGCGGGCATTGGATGCTCCTTTCGCCCATAGAGAAACGAGCGCGGGATGCGCTCACGCAACCGCGGCCTTCGCCGAGGAATTCGTTATGCGGATTTCAGAGCAGCGAGCTTGCGCTGGTTGGCGACCATGCGCCGCAAGCCGTTCAACGTCGCGTCTTGGCTCTGGATCTTGTCGACCATGCCGGCAGATTTGGCTCTTGGACCTTCCTTGAGTCCACCTTGACCGAAGTCAGAAACCACCTTGTCGGTCGATACCTTGCGCCCCTTGGCGACATCGCCGATGAACTGCGACTCAATCCCGTCGAGCAGCGTGCGGATTTCGGTCACCCCATCTTCCGATGTTGGATCGGGGCGCTTGTTTTGCGCATTCGAGCTGACGATCTCGATGCTCACGTATCCATCACCATCCGGGGCGACTTGTTTTGGAATCGCTGCAGCGACGCCGATCGAGCCGACGATACCGGTGCGGTCGAGTGCAATCTCGCCGGTTTGCGTCGCGATCCAATAGGCCGCGGAAGCCGCTGTACCCGAGACGTGGGCAACCGTCGGCTTTGTCTTCGCGCCGGCCGCCACCATATCGGCGAAAGCGCTGACTCCAGACACGGCGCCGCCGGGACTGTCGATCAGCAGCATGATCGCGCCGATCTCGGCATTTGCCATTGCCACACGATGATCGTTCTGAAGCGACGTGATCGAAGTCGCACCAGACATTTCCGTCATCATATTTGCACGAGGAAAGATTGGGCCTGTAATCGGAATAATGGCGACACCTTCGATTACATAGGCGCGCTGTGCACCAGCAAGCTTCTGCGCACCCGGCCCAGCCATGAGCTGATAGTCGCGCTTGGAATATTCAGGCTCACCATCCTTCGCACCAGGGATCGGATGGCGCTGCGCAATTGCCGAAAGCTTATGCAATTCATCGGGAATGATCGCCCACGGCTCGGCTGTAAGCGCCTGGAAAACGCGGCTCATGATGATGATCCCTCAGTGATAGCGAAGCGGGTCGCCGTTGGGCGCAACAAGCGAGGACAGGCGCGAGATCACGCGAGGCGGAGGTGTGTGGCCGTTCAGCTTCTTTGGATTGAATGAGGCGAATGCAATCGAAGATCCATTTGGCTTGTCCGGATTCTGATCCGGCGGCTCCGGGTCTTCACCCTCTGGAGGATTCTTCCCTCCCGGCGGGTTCATGTTCATCGGCACGAGATATTGATCGCCTTCCGGACCGATCTCGTTTTCGTTTTCGCGATTGAGAATCGCGTTGACCGACAACCATCCCCACTGCCTCCCGATCGCATAGGCGCGATAGCGGCTCAGAATGTCGCCACGCATCAGCCCTTCGAGATTGTGCTCGACCTTGTAGACCTCACGCTCATCCGGCGTGAGGCATGCGATGGTGATCCCGGCTTCAATCGATTTCGCGAGTGCGGAGATAGGCCCCGTGACGTACCCGATCTCCTGGTTCTCGATGTTGGAGAACGTCGCTTTGTCGAGAATCCCGATCTTGTGCGGCGGCGTGCGGTACATCGTGCACGCCTGCTCGGCACCGTGCTTGCGCGTCTCGATCAACTGGCTCTTAGCCGGATCGGATGATGTCTCTTTCAACTTCATTCCAAGCTCAAGGATCGCAACCTTCCATTTGTTGTTGAGACCACCATAGACGCGCTCGATGCCGGCGCGGATGCGAGCGGCGACTTCATCGTTCGGAAGTTTCTTGTCGTACTCCAGGATCATCGACGGCTGCGCGCCGTTGGCAAAGAACAGGGAGGCAAACCGCTCCGCTGCAATCATCAGCGCGACGGTTTCCTTGTTCTGCATGATCGGCGAGACGCCGAGAACTCCCCCATTCAGCGTATGATCATTCGAGTCACGATAAGCAACATGGATGACCTCCTGCCACGAAAGCCCACGTTCCATTCCGGTTGGCGACGAAACGTCGAAGAACGGCTCGCCATCGTCACCCCAACGAACCAGACAATTTCCAATCTGAATTGGAGCGATCTTCTCAATCTGCCCGCGATCCGTTCGGCGCACGCGCGAATAGTGATTCCCGCGTGACATCGCGCCATGCGCCAGTGCCTTGCGCCATTTATACGGCGGCAGCCACGGAGACGGGCCATGCTTCAAAAAATTATAAAGAGGATGGTCGATCGCAGGCTCAAAGCCGGCGTCGGTACGTTTCTTCAGTTCAAGCGGGACCTTCGCGGAATCTTCCGACTGCACTTGAACGCAGGCGGAAATTCCCGGAACCGTCAGCGCATCCTCGATCGTAACACGAATGCCCGTCGCGGACATGATTCCGCGCTCGATCCCCTTCAGCCAATCGTCAACGTAGCGATCCTGAGCGTTGACATCGGAAGCGCCGAGAAGTTCTCCAAAGAAGCCCATCTCAGCGCCGCCACATCCCGATCAGAACAAGCATCAAGATCGAAAATCCCGCGATTCCGAAGCCGAGTGGCGGATAGTGAAGCCACGCGCCGTAGCTGAGCAGGCCAATGCCGAGGACGGCGAGGGCGAAGCGCACAAACTCAAGACGCTGCGCATGCGATACCGCCATGATTGATCAGGCCCATACTGGAAGTTTGTAGTCGGCGGGAAACACGCCAGATTTTACTTCGGGATTCGTCACCATCACCGTCGCCGCATCCTGCAACGCACACCACGGATCAATTTTCGCGTCGCCGGCATTCTGTTTCGTTGCGCGGATCGCGGTCGCTGTCGGCTCGATCCTCACGTTCCCGACGCACCAATCCATCATCGCGGACGGGGCGTGTTTGAGCATTCCATTCGAAAGCCGGACCTCCGTCGTCTTGATCGCGTTCATGAGCTTGTAGCCCTGACCGACGCCGACGACCTGACCACCTTCTTCGGTAATTCCAATCTCCGCGAGTGCTTCGACGAGCACCCCGTAGGGACCCTCGCTATCGATTGCCACGCAGGCTAAGAGCCCCGCTTCGTTGATCCGCTGGATGACCGCCACAGTCTCGGCAAGCGCGATCAGCACATCGTCGACAATCTTGAGCTCGCCGGCCTTATCAAAATCTTCAAGCTGGCTCGCGATCGACTTGCGGATATCGAGCACACCACGATGGCACCATGCGCGACACAGTGAACTCCATCGCTTCATCTTGATGATGATCTCGCGACCGTCGACCGTGACAGGCACGAGAATCTCTGCGGGCTCACGACCAAGAACGGCGAGCCCGGACAGATCGTCCAACCCGCCACCATCGAACCCGACTACGATTGCTTCACACCGCAGCAGGATGGTTTCGAGCGTGATCGATTTATCGGATGCGGCAGCCCAATGCGTGGCGCCAGGCCAACCATCCATGGGCATGCCGATGCCCATTTCGATATTCAGATATTGGCTCGCCCACTCGCGCTTTTCTTTGTCGCCCTTCTGCTTCTCTGAATTCCAACCCTTGATCAGGTCGGGCATATGAACCGACTTGCGAAGATTCGGCTGCACCATCGGCCAGTTGCTCGGGTCCTGCCACTTCGCCGGATTCTTGGCGATGTCGCGTGGAAATTCAAACATCATCGCTAATGTCGGGCGCACCTCTTGGTCGCGGAAGAATCCGTCGCGATGCTTGCGTGCGTTGTGCAGTTCGTCCTTGAACGCGCCAGCCGGAATGCCTTCACTCTCCGTCGTCGTGATCAGGAACTTCCCTTCGGGAGTCTTGTCGAGACCACCGCGGATTTGACGGATGACCCTGCCCGCGTACGGAACGCGGCCGAGCAAGTGGAGTTCATCCAAGTGTGCAAAGATCAGAATCGACCCGGTCAGGATGTTGAGATCGAAGGTCTTCACCTTCATCTCGGATTTGTTGACCAAGTCCTCGATCGTCTTGAGGTGATCACGCGGGCGAAACCGGCGCTTCAGGTCGGGCGACTCATCGATCATTCCCACCGCTTGCTCGTAAGCGCGATCGGAGATCGCTTGAGTCGGACCTATGAACAACGCTTCGGCGCGGGGCCGCTTGTTCATCAGCATCACGGACAGCCCGAGCCCCGCGCCGTAGCTCGTCTTGGATGAGCCTTTCGGCGCCAGACAGAAGATGTCGCGGATGTGGTTGACGCGCTCGACCGGGTCCCAAGACCCAAACGATGTTCTTACGATATCGCGGAACCACTGGCCGGCCGCGTTCCGCAGGTTGGGCTTCTCGGGAACATCGGGCAGGCGCAGCTCATCGAAAAACGCGAGGCCCATATCGGCCTCGGCTTTGATCAGCGGCAGTTCGGGAATGAGCGACCGCCCCTCTCGAATGCGGTCTTCCCAATCGACGCAACTCAGGTCCCACATCGGAATTTAGTTCGGGCGGATGCCTTGACGCTGCGCCATCAACTCACCAAGCGTGGTGCCAGTGTCAGGCCGCTGCGCGTCCACAAGCATCTGCTCTTTCTTGCCGAGCTTCGGCGTCTTCTCTTCGGACTGTGGCGGCGCGCTTTGCCCGTAGAGCATCAGGTCGTTGTGTTCCAACAATTTCCGGAATTCCTTGCCAGCCGCGACGTTGCCTTCCATGAACAAGGACCAAAACTTGTTCGCCAGATTGGCGGTTAGCCGATCGCGGGCAACGACTCGATATTTCAGCTCGGAAAAATAATGCTTCCGCAAAGTCGGAAGCGTGATGAACATCGCCGCAGCGATCCGCGCGTTGCCCCAACCCAAGGCGACTAACATGCTGACACGATTCCGGTTTTGCTGCGTGGCCACATGTTCAGGCCGACCGCGCTGACCCCAATTGGCGGGAACCGGGTCCCCGAAGAGGTCGAAAATCTGACCCATCGAAAAAAAACCTGCGAATGAGCCCCATGCGGTTCCTTCTCCCCATGGCGCTAGAGATTTTACCCTCCCCCTACCCGGACGGCGCGGCGAGGCGTTCGGTTCGTGCCATCACGCCCTTCAGCGTGTTATGAGCGACGCAAAGACATTGACCGTTGCATGGATCGAAGAGTGCACCACCATCGGTGCGTTCGATCTTGTGATCGGCGATCATCCGATCGCCGCGCGCTGCGCTCTTGATGCAGCGTTGTTCGCCGTCAATCCATTCACATCGGTAGCCCGCACGCTTCAGAACGATAGAGCGGAACTTGCGATGATCAGCGGTCAGAAGTTCAGGATCAGCGCGCTTGGGTTCCGGCTTTACCACCCTCGCATCGAACTGCCTGATACCCGATGTGATTTGACGAAGCTTTCCCATCCCTAATGAAAGGGGCCGCTCAAGGTTCACCCGAGCGGCCCAAGTCTAGGGAGGAAACGCCCAAGGAGGGCGGCAGTAAATCAGGCACTCGCAAGGGTGCGTGTGCGCCCGGACCTCCAGCCGGACCGGTCGAGCGCCGGTTCGTGACTGGCGGAGGTACTGACACCCGGACTGAATGCCAGCG